AGTACTATTCAAGATTTAATATTAAATAAAAAAAGGGGTGTATAATGAAACTATTACAAGATAGAAAAAATGGTAGGATAATAGAAGATATTTACGATATTATTTTTAACACAAAATTTAAAAATGAAGCAATAGAAAGATTTAAACCTATATGGATAAAGAAAAATGTAGAAGTAAATTATACAGAAGGAAAAGAAAAATATATTTTAATTGGTAAAAAATATAAATTAACATTGACAGAAAGAATATAAGAGCTAAAATACCTTATAAGACACGATTAGAGGCACGAAAAGACTGGTGGATAGGTAAGGGCTTGACAAAGTAAAAAAGTATGGTATACTTTAAATATAGGAGATAAATAAAATGAAAACAATAGCTATGATATGTTTAGGATTTATTTTATGGGCAAGTGGTTTTTTTATTGGGTTAAGTTGTGGGTTTTATATTTTTACGCAATAAGGGGTGAATAAAATGAAAAGAAAAACATATACAAGTAAATCTAAAAGCAAAAAAAATAGTAAACAATTAAGAGCATATACTAAAAGAAAACGAACAGAAGCAGGTGTATATGAAAAAAGGTATTTTGTTAAAATGACTTGTATTAAATGTAAAAGAGAATATAAAATAAGAGTAAATGATAAATCTATATATACAAAAGAAATGATTGATAATTATATTTGTATACTATGCAGACCATAAAAAAGGAGATAAAAAATGTTAAGTAAAAAAGCAAGAAAATATTTAAAAGAAGTATTTGGATATATAAATGTAAAGGATATTGATAAACAAACAATAAAATGTATAAAAGAAAATATAACCCTTGAAACAATAAAAGGAGAATATATTTTAGACAGAGAAATAATAAAAGAGTATAATAAAAAATAAGGAGATAATAAAATGACGATTACAAAAAGAACAATTTATTCTACGGAAGATTTTGATTTAACTCTTGAGCCTATTAAAAACAGTATTAAGATTAAGAAAATTAAACAAGGATATGAAGTAAAGTATTTAACTCCTGATTTAGACCCTGATAGCCCTCGTAATTGGGATAATTTAGGCAATATGGTATGTTTTCATAGCAGATACGATTTAGGGGATAAGACAGACCTTACAAGCGATAATTTTAATGGTTGGGGAGAATTAGAGGAATACTTAATAAAAGAAAAAAATGCAGTAGTTATTGCACCTTTATATATGTATGACCATAGCTGTATAAGAATAAAAATTGGTGATTTTTATGGGAGTGGTCTACCGCAAGGACACGCAAGATTTGATAGTGGACAGATAGGATTTATATATGTAGACGAAGAAAAATTAAAAAAAGAATATAGCGTAAAAAAAATAACTAAAAAAATAAAAGAAAGAGCAAGAAAAGTATTAGAAAATGAAGTATATGCTTATGATAAATATGTTAGTGGAGATACATATATTATTGTAAAAGAAACTTATAATAAAAATAAAGAACAGGTCAATATGGATTGTGTAGGTGGGTATTTTGGATATGAAGATAGTATAGAAGCGTTAGAAACTGAAATATAAAGGAGACAATATGTTAAAAATTATTTATAAAAAAAATAATGAATATAAACAAATATATATTGATAAAATATATCCTGAACTTAAAATTATAGAATTATTAAATGATAAAACTATAACTAAAATATTTATACAGAAAGAGAGGCAATAATGAACACTCTTATATGTAAAAATTGCGGACATAGTAAAGTTTATGCTGGCACAGATAGTTATGATGAAAGATGCGAAATTTGCGGTAAACAAATGACATTACAAATAGAAAACGAAACCTTAGAAATAGAAAAATTAGTAAGCGAAGATGAAGAAGGTAATTTAGAGTTTGAAAAAGGAATTAAATCTCCTTACACTTTACCTAAAAAAGATTATTATACTTTAGAAGAAGTTATTGAAATAGATTTAATTAAAGGCATAGAAGATAATATTAAATCCATAGGGCATAAAAGAACGTGGGAGTGTATAGAGCATATATCAAATGCTAAACAAAGAACAGTATTTAGGCGAGGATTTTTAAAAGCACAAGGACAAATACCTAAAACGGATTTAAGAGAATTAGGAATATAAAAGGAGATGATTTATATGTTTAGGGTCGTAATTACCCTGAAAAATGGCACAGTATTGACAGGGTTGAACTTTAATACCAAAGGAGAGGCAGAGGACTATATATTAAAGAAGAGCGAGAAAGAGGACATAAAACGTGCTGATTTAAAGAATTTAGAAACAGGAGAAAGAGAGAAGGTATTTTAATGAATATAATACAGAAATTAGTTTTTGATTTATATACACAATTTATTACCTTCATTGCTGAATTTATTATTTATATAGAAAGGAGAATAATATAATGGGAATAGAAAATATTAGAGGCATAGGTAAAGCACAAGAAGTATATAAAGAGATTAATATTGGAGATGAAAAAGAATTACAAGCAATAATTGAAAGCTATGAAGAAGTAACGAAATTATTAAAAAAGTAAGAACAAGAACAATTACACCTCTACAAGCCTTAGAAAATTGTAACGAATATCTAAAAAAAGAATTAAAGAGTGCCTTGAATATGGCTGAATATCTTTAAGATTAGTTAAAAAGTTTATATTTTCAAAATTTTAAAAAGGAGGTAAAAAATGGATTACAGAGGATTAATTTGCGGAATATTAAGAGTATTATCAGCATTTGCGATTGGTGGATTAATTGTAGGTGTAATTCATTTAATATTTAAAAAATATGATAGGAGTTAATATGCTTAAACTTATATTAAACTTACAATCTGGGTATAGACAATATAGATGTAGTTTATGTAAACAAAAAAATGCTTTTGGCATGGATTATAAAGGAAAAATTTATTGTAGATATTGTGGAGGATTAGGTAAAGATTGGAAAAAATTACTAATATAAAAGGAGATTAAAATGTATTTATTTTGGATATTATTATATTTCGGATTATCTATATATATATTATTAAGATTATTTCCTAAAATAATTAATTATATAGCAAAACCTATATTAAATTCTACTGCAAATAGCATTTCAATATCTTCTGTTAGTGATGAAGAGGAACAAGCCGAAAATGCGGAAACAGAACCTACTAAAGTAGAAATTGTGAGTGGTAAATATGACACTTCTAAAATCATTGAATATAAAGGAGAAGAAATAAGTAAATTTGAATTTCGCCCACGCAATTTTTTAGAATTTGTTTCACAAGAACAAGCAAAAGAACAAGCTAAAACTATTATTAAAAAAGTAAATAGAGGAATTAAAGGGCATTTATTTTTAAGTGCAAGACAAGGTATGGGTAAAACTACATTTATAAAATTATTGGCAACTGAACTCAAAGCAAAGCTGATTATTAGAGTGGGAAAGCAATTAGACCACCCCGAAGAATTAGTTAATATTGTTAATGAAATTACCACCTGCCCTGAAAAAAATGTAATATTTTTTATTGATGAAATGGATAGTATGGATAAAACTATAATAAAAATGTTAAATCCTATTATAGAAGAATTTGAAATTTCAGGAAAGAAAATAAAACCGTTTATATTTGCAGGAGCTTCAATTTCTAAAGATACTCTTATAAAAAATAACCCAGATACCCTTGACAGAATTTCTCACGCTATTCATTTTACAGCCTATTCTGCCGAAGATATTAAAACAATACTTAATCAATATAAAACACAATTATATCCTAATGATAACGTATCTAATGAAATTTTAAATATAATTTCAAATTCTTGTAAATTTTGCCCTCGTATTTCAATAAGTTTACTTGAAGATTTTATAGTTGAGCAAGATATACAAAAAGTATTAAAAAATAGACGAATAGTTAAAAATGGATTAACCGAAGTTGATATTAAAATATTACAAGTATTAAATAAAGCTATAAGACCTATGGGAGCTAATGCGGTGGCATTAAGAGCAGGGCTGACACAACGTCAATATACAGAAGAATTTGAAGGTTTTTTATATGAATTTGGATATATTAATAGAACCCCCAGCCGAATTATAAGCCCTAAAGGGAAACAGCTTTTAGAAGAATTATCAGAAAGGATAATACAATGAAAAAAACTTATTTAGATTTTGAAAAACTTATAACCCACCCACTCTTTGATTTAGCTAAAAAAGAGTTAGTAAGAGAAGGAAAATTACTCACAAAAAAAGAAGGTAATAAAATAGTTTATGATATTCCAAATGCTAATTTATTATTTGTAGATATATTAAAACAAATGTTGTCTATTGTAACCATAGCACATAAAAACGGACAAAAAGATAAATTAAATAATTACATTAAGGAGAATACAGATGTTAGAAAAATATAAATCTCATCTTATATCAAATTGTTTAGCTCAAAATACTATTAGAGGATATGTAGATAGTATAAGAGAATTACTTAAAAAAGTTAAGATAGAAAACTTGACTAAAGAAACTCTATCTAATTACTTTATAGAGCTTAGAAAAAATCAATCAGGGGCAAGTGTTAATAAATATAAAAGTGCTGTGAGGTCATTTTTAAAATTTCTAAATAAAGATAAAAATATAGTGTCTTTAGATGAAAAATTACCTGAACGATTACCTAAATTTATTACAGAAGAATATTTAAAAAACAATATTATACCTGTTATAGAAAGCGTATCTCCTAATCCTATGAAAATGAAAGCTATTTTATATTTTATGTTTTATACTGGATTAAGAATAGGAGAAATACATTTACTTAAAAGAGAAAATATAGATTTAAAGAAAAGAGTTATTAAATTTTATATGCCAAAAGTAAAAAAAGAAAGATTAGGTTTAATAGTAAGTAAAAAAGCGTCTATATTTATTCAAGATTATTTTTCTGTTGAACCTGAAAATATTAATGCTTTTAATATTAATTCTGCGAATTTAGCTAAATGGTTTCAAAATTATAATTCTTGGTTTAAAGATATAAATTTTCACCCCCACTTACTAAGACATTGCGTAAGTGAAGATACTGAAATACTTACTTTGAATGGTTGGAAAAAATATAACGAATTAAAAATAGGTGAAAAAGTTTTTAATTATAATTTAAAAAAAGATATTATAGAACTTACCCCTTTATTAAAAATATTTAAATATAAATATCAAGGTATTATGTATAATTTAAAAAATAGATATATAGATAGTTTAGTTAGCCCAGAACATAAAAATATTTTTAAAATAGCAATGGTAAAGCAATTTGATTATAAACGATGGACAGCTTGGAGAAATAAATGGGAACTTTTAACTATATCAGAATTATTAACAATACCTAATAAAAGATTAATTAAAATTTTAGTTGGGAATAAGTATAAAGGAAATAAACACATAAAAAACGAAAAAGCATATTTACTTGGATTAATATTAACTGATGGAAATATTCATATCAAAAAAACAAGTAAATATTGTAATATTACTATTGCTCAATCCCTAACAGCAAATCCAAATAACTGTATTAAAATAGAGCATATATTACAAAAAAGTGGATTAAAATATAGTAATCATAAACAAAAATATAATATTAATAAATTTACAGGTAGACCTTATCGTATGCAGGTGTTTAGAATATTAAAAGGCTCTCAAAATTGGATATGGAAATATTTAACTAAAAACAATGAACCAATTTTATCTACTATTTTACAATTAAAAAAATCTAATTTAAAGGAAATTTTTAATGCTATGATGTTAGCAGATGGCAGTCGGCAAGAGTTTTGCGACCAAAATCCAAAAACTATTGAATTATTACGAATAATAGCTGTTTTGTTAGGTTATAGAACCCTATCTTCTAAAAATAATTCTGAAAATAAATATCGCACTTATATATCTTATAAAAATAATTGCAATGTTTATTTAAACCAAATTCAAAAAATAAATTATAAAGGTATAATTTGGTGTCCTTCTACTAAAAATAAAACTTGGATAGCTAAAAGAAACAATAAAATCTTTATTACAGGTAATAGTTTTGCAACTTATTGTAGAAAAATAGGTATGTCAATAGAAGATATAAAAGAATTAATGGGGCATAGTGATATACGAACTACAATGATATATGCTCATGTTAATATAGATGATATAAAAAAGCGTTGTGATGAAGCGATAAAGCGTAAATAGCTTAAACAGGAGGTAATCTATGAATATCTTTGAAGCGACAGTATTGAATAAAGACCTTTTGAATACTTTTGATAAAAAACACTATCCCGCAAGCTATGAAGCCCTCCAAACTGCCCTCAAAGCATTGGAGTTAGTGCCTGAATTGGTTGGGGTATTGAAAAAGATGTTACGAACTTTACAAGTCCAATATAAAATGGGAATTGGTGGGCGAGGCGATATAGATATGCTTAAACAAGCCCTATCTAAAGCAGAAAGAATAAATAATGTTTAACTCTAAATTAAAAAAATTAAAAAGAAAAGTTAAAAATTGTAAGTATTGTCAATCTCATTATGGTTGGTGTGTAGAGTGTCAAAAGAATATTGCAGAAATTGAAAAGATTGTTAGAACCAATCACCCTATAAAAAGGAATATAAAATGTATACAATAATGTTTGGATTTCAATATTTAGCATTTATATTAGGGATTGTGGTAGTATTAGGATTATTTTTATTGTGGATTAGTAATTAATATTATACATCATATTTGAATACTTTATATATACTGTATACATATATAAGTAAATAGTAATCAATATACTAATATAATTAAGATAATAATTTAGTTATTACTCGTATTTACTAAAGTAAATACTCATAATAACAGAGCTTAAAAGCTCTTTAATTGCAGGAGTTTTACGAAAGAAACAAGTAAGTATCCAATAGGCACAACATATGGTATTACCACTTACTTACCATCACAAGATATAGATATTTGATATAGAAACACAAGATATAGGAGAACCAATTTTTTAACATACAATATATAGTATAGCACTAAAATTATCTCATTTATTTTACGATTTACCCTTGACACCAACGAAATAGTGTGATATACTTATAGTAGAGAAGAAATTAACCATTTTTAATCCGAAAGGACTATAATGCCAGCAGGATATGGAAATTGGTCAAAACCTACAACTAAAGAAACAAAAACAGATACTACTATATCAAGAGGTTTCAAAAACTCTAAAGGTAGAAGTCTGAAAACATATCAAAATAAAATTAATCAAATTAAAAGAAAATATAGGAAGTTATTTAATTATTCTAAAAAGCATAAGGGTAATTTTCATAATCGTTATCCTACTGTTGAGAACTATTTAAAAACTATTACTTTAAAGAAACCTAACATTAATAAATAGAAAGGACAAAAAATGAAAAGGCTACTGATAGCGATTGCGATTGTATTGTTAAGTGTTAATTTGGTGGCAACTGGTTATTGTGGAACTCATGGAGGAGTAACAGATACAAATGATTGTGAAGAAGGGCAAATATTAGTAGGAACAGGTAGAAATACAGGTGCAAGAAGTGAAGGCACTTGGGTTGATGCTGATTTTTTAAAAGGTGAAAAAGGCGATGATGGTGCTGATGGCAAAGATGGAACAAGAGGGCTAAGAGGATATAAAGGTTGTAAAGGTAATACAGGAGCAGATGGAACAAATGGTATTGATGGTATAAATGGACAAAATGGTATAAATGGAGTCGATGGTATAGATGGACAAGATGGAGCTAAAGGTGATAAGGGCGATACAGGAGCAAGAGGAAATAGAGGTTATATAGGAAAAACAGGAGCAAAAGGAGAACGTGGATATAGAGGAGAAAAAGGAGATGTTGGAGCAAGGGGGTTAAGAGGTTATAAAGGAGATAAAGGTAACGATGGTATAGATGGTCTTGATGGAACAGATGGACAAGATGGTATAGATGGCAAAAATGGTGTTAAAGGAGATAAAGGAAATATTGGCGAACAAGGCATACAAGGAGAGAAGGGTGATATAGGGGCAGGTGGTCTTGATGGAACAGATGGAGAATTAGGAGAAACAGGTCAAGAAGGTGCTGACGGTGCTGATGGAGAACAAGGTGAAAAGGGAGATAAACCTAAGCATGAATGGAAAGGAACAGAATTAAGGTTTGAAGATATAGATGGAACATGGGGAAATTACACAGATTTACAAGGAGAAGATGGTGTATTAGATGAAAGACATTCAAAACAGATTGATGAAAACACTAAAAATATAACTACTAATACAGAAAAAATAAATGACTTAGATGATAGGGTTGGAGAATTAGAACAAACTCAGGTCGTTGTCGAAGGTCAGGTAAGAATTATAGATACAAGAAAATGGAAAGTAAAACCATTTGTAAGATACAATTTTACAAGAAATAAAGTAGATGTAATGGGTGTTAAAGTAACTTTCAAAATGGGCAAATCGTATGAAGAAACAAGGATAGAAGAATTAGAAGCAAAACTTAATGCTTTAGTAACAGGAGAATATATTGCTCCTGTTAATGAAATTTCTAAAGTTAAACCTTCAATAAATAATGGAGCATTTGTAAGATATATAAATAAATAGAAAGGGTATATGAAAAAATATTGGATATTAGATATAGACGAAGCTATTAAAGCAAATTATGTTGAGCGTCTAATAAGAGAAAATAAAGATGGGAGTTATACTGTTTTAGAAACTAGAGGAGAAACTAATGAGTAAATATTTAGTATTAGATTTAGATAAGTTAGAAATTAGAGATACATATGGGAGAAAAATGCTTTTTGCTAAAAAATCAACAGCATTAGAAGTAGCAGACCAAATGACTTTTAATTCCAAAATAATAGAAATAAAGGAGTAAATAATGAATGATATATTAGTATTGTTAGGAATGTTTTTAGCTGGTGCTATTTTTATGTGGCTTAGACCTTTAATATTTAAACGAGCTAAAAAAACTATAGTAGAAATAGGAAACCCTTCTACATTTTCAAGAACATTAAATGCTTCTGTTGGTAATGTATATAAGAAAAATGGAGAAGAAGCTTTTCAAGCTAAGAAATTTTTTGCAGGGTTTGGTGGATTGTTAAGTCCTGTTGGGTGGGCTAAAGACGTGGTAGGATTGCTAAACATCCGAAAATTAACAGTATATATTTTTGTAATTACTATAATTGCTGGATTTTTTTATTGGAAAGGTCAACAAAATGTGCCTATTTCTATAGATTTGGGTTATGGAAAATCTGCTCGCATAGACTTGAATGGAGAATATTTACATATAGATAAAGAAGGAAATGTATATTTAAAAGATACTAAAACAGATAAAATTATTAAACAGATTTCAGTAAAAGACGTGCCATATCTTAAAAGCAAATTAGCTCCCTTCGGATTTCAGTTTAAACCTATTGCTTTAATTGGTATGGGATTGGGAGATGACGGAGTAGAGGGTGAAGGGGGTATAGGATTGAGTTGGTTAAGGTATTATAAATATAGAATACAATCCTTTATAACTAATAGAGGGCTTTACCCGATTGGATTGGGGTATAAAATTACCGACAATGCAGGAATTACTTTAGGCGTGGGTAAAGGATTTGAAGGAGATAACAGAGTAAGTTTATTTTTACATTTTGAATTTTAAAGGGGATTATATATGAAAAAACTTAAATTATATATTAAACCATTTAAAAAATATTTTAATGTCGTTAAAATCGATATTGAGGATAAAATAATTATATTTGATAGTATTCAAATTGAAAAAGTTTTGGTTAATAAAAATAAAGGAGATTTTTGGGATAGTAAACAATATGATAAGTTTGAACGGATGACAAAAAGATATATGACAGATTTACAATCTACTGCTGGCATTGCATTTAAAAAAGAATTTATACGATTTCCTAAAGAATTAAAATATTTGAGGAAATTTTTATGAAAAAAAATAAAGGTCGAAAATTTGAAGATAAAATAAGAAAAACTATAGCTTCGGGGGCATTGTGGTTTGATAAGGGAGATTTAAAAACGGATAATTATTTAATAGAATGTAAATATACAGATAAAAAGAGTTACAGAATAAAACAAAAAACAATATTTAAAATTTGGAATGAGGCTTTTGAAAGTAATAAATTTCCTAAAATTATTATAGCAATTCCTCGCAATGAAAAAGAATTATTTATTTTAAATTGTAATATAGAGGTAATAAAAAAATGAACAAATTAAAATATAATATAACTAAAGAATTTTTAGTTAAAGAATATATCAATAATTTAAAAACTATTAAAGAAATAGCTAATCAACTTCAGCAGACGGATTGGGTTATTAGAGATAGATTAATAAGATATAATATTCCTATTAGAACTATTTCTCAAAGTTTAAAATTAGCTTATAAATTAAATAAAAGACAACCAATAAAATTATCAAAAAAATCCCAAGAAAACAGAAATAAAAAAATGAGCGAAAGAACGAAAGGTAAGAATAATCCGATGTTTGATGTGCATTTATTTGGTAAAAATAGTGGAATGTTTAAAGATGGTAGAACTTTAAAACAATATAAATGTAAAATTTGTAATAAAAAAATTACATTTTCTTCAGGATTTTATGGTTCTGGGTTATGTGCTTCTTGTGTTCATAAAGGTAATCATCATACAGAAAAAACAAAGAAAAAAATAAGTTTAGCATTTACAGGAGAGAAACATCCAAATTGGCAAGGTGGAAAATCTTTTGAGAAATATCCTATAGAATTTAATCAAGAATTAAAAGAGAAAATTCGTAAAAGAGACCATTACACTTGCCAAAAATGCGGAATAACAGAAGAAGAACATATAATAGTTTATGGAATAAAATTAGCAGTTCATCATATTGACTATGATAAAAATCAATGTAAAGAAACTAATTTATTAACACTTTGTAATGAATGTAATATACGAGTAAATTTTAATAGAGACTATTGGATTAAATATTTTAAAACCTTCATTGCAACTTTGCAACCTTAATATAAGGATAACCAAAGGGAGAGTGATTACAATGAGAAAAAAGATATGGACTACACAAAAGCTTGATATTCTTAAATTGTATCTTGGCACAGGTGCGAGCTATAAAGAAATAGCTTCTAAGCTCGGTGTAACCTATGATGCTATGGAAAAAGCTATTCGTAGATATAATTTAAAAAGAACTATTTTCCCACAATATCAAAAACCAATTAAACCAAAAGATAGAGATAAAGAAATAATTTCTACATTAAAAGAAACTTTATCTGTTATAGAACCTTATAAACCTTCAAAACGAGATAAAATAGATAAAAAAGGAGATACTTTAGTTATTCAATTAAGTGATTTACACGCAGGTAAAATAGTAAAAAATCAAGACGGTAGTATAATTTATGATGAAAATATTTTTAGAACAAGAATAAATAGATTATGTAGACAGATATTAAAATTATTAGATAATAATATAAGCAAAGGCGTGCCTATTAGGGATGTTGTAATTTTATCAACAGGAGACCAAGCAAACGGTGAAAACATTTACGCTACACAGGCATATGAACAAGAATTAGCACCGCCTAAACAGGTTATGCTTGTAGTAGATGTTATTACTAAATTAATTAAAGCTTTATTGGATAGAAAGCTCTCTGTAAAGTTTTATGGAGTAAAGGGAAATCATGGTCGAACAGGTAAAGATACAGACCCTACAGCTAATTGGGATTTAATGATATATATGATATTAGCTTATTGGTCTAATTTTGTATTGAAGAATAAAAAGTTGGAAATCAAATATGCTGAAACAGATTATTTAACTTGTAATATAAGAGGTCATAATTATATGATTAGGCATAAAGCACATGAACAAGCAGATACTCCAGCAGGGCGTGTAAAAATAAATGAGTGGGCAAGAAGATATAATGCAGAGGGTATTGTATATGGTCATTGGCACCACTTTGCTTTGTTAGATGTAGATAATGTTAGAGTATTTAGAGGAGGGTCAACAGTAGGTGGAGACTCTTTATCTGAACAAATGGCTAAACATAGTGAGCCAATTCAGTTAATATGGGGAGTAAATGAGCATAGAGTATCTACCTTCTTTTATGCTGTTGATTTGGGAGAAAAGAAATGATTATAGGCGTTGATTTTGACGGAACTTTATGTGAACATAAATATCCAGAAATAGGAAATCCATATTTAATATTAATAAATACATTAAAACAATTAAGAAACGATGGGCATAAACTTATATTATGGACTTGTAGAGATGGCAAAAAATTAAATGAAGCGGTTGAGTGGTGTGAAAGTTATAATTTGTATTTTGATGCAGTAAATGATGATTTACAAGAAATAAAAGATACATTTACATATAAGAGCAAAAAAGTTTATGCAGATATTTATATTGATGATAGGAATTTTTGTTTTGAATGTAATAATTTAGAGGAGATTTAAGATGAAGAAGAAAGATATAAAACTTTTTAATAAAGCGATACATCAAATTAAACAAGTAGCTACTGAAATTTCTAAAGAAAGACAAGCTTATCACGAAGAAATGTTACAAATAAGAAAAGAACAAAGAGAAATGAGAAAAGGACATGATAGAGCAGTTAAAAAAGAAATAAAAGAACTGCTTAAAGTAGTTGACGAAATGTATGAATTGTTTTCAGATTTAACAAATGAGAGAGGTAAATAATGCCTTATATCGAAGAAAAAAATCGAATTCCTTATAATAAAATGATTGACTTACTTCCTGAAATAAAAACTAAAGGAGATTTGGAATATATAGTTTTTTCAGTGATGCAGAAATTTATGAAAACAAGAGCTTTTAGATATTCTACTTTACATGATTGTGTATATGCAGTTCAACATTGTGCAGATGAATTTAGAAGAAGATTTTTAGACAAAAGAGAAAACGAAGCAAGGGAAAAGAATGGTGATATAAATGGATAATACAATGCCTGAATTAAAAAATATAATAGAAATGATTTACAGATACAATACTTTACATAAAGAAGGCTGTTTTATATTTAATTTTATAGGTTGGAAAAAAGACCCTAATCATAAATGCGTAGACTGTGGTGATAATTGTGATGAAATTGATGAAAATAAGAGTATCTTGGGTGCGTATGGCAATATTGAGGATTTAAGAGAAATGCTTAATGGATTAAGAGATATAGTAGAAGATAACTCAAATGAAGATGGATTTGTTTGTATTTAAAAGGAGTTGATATAAAATGTTAAAATTATTTTATACTTATTTAGCTGGTGCGATTGAGTTCGATAAGAAAGATGGCGGTCAAGGATGGAGAGATGCTATTACTCCTGACTTAGATAGAGCAGGGGTTTATGTGCAAGACCCATGTAAAACAGAACCCCTTGCTACAGGTATGAACGTAATAGAAGCCCAAGATAAATTTAATGCTTGGATTTCTTCTGGGCATTATGATAAATTTGAACAAAAATTTGAAAAAATAGTTGAAAAAGATATGAGGATGGTGCATAAAAGCGATTTTTTAATTGTGCATTTATTTTCTGATATTTCAACAACAGGAACTATTCACGAAATGGCAGAAGCTTGGAGACATAAAACACCTATTTATTTAATATGGGGAGAAGCTAAAAGTAAATTATCTAAATGGGCTTTATATTTAACAGTGAATTCAGGTGGTAGGCTTTTTGATAATAAAAAACAAGTAGCTGATTATATAGCTATTAGATATGATTTGAAAATTCAAAGTTTGAGAGTATTGGTTTCTCAATATGTAAAAGCTATAGGTAGGATATTAGAAGAAAAGATTTATAATTACAGATTGGAAAAAATAAAAGCATTAGAAGCAAAAGGAAACGTAATTGCTTCTAAAGTAAATACATTAAAAATAGAAACTAAAGAGGATAAGAAATGAGTTCTAATGATAAAATAATAATAAAATATGGTAATAAAAATTTCATATGTGTTACTAATGAAACTTGTATAGGTAGTATTTTTACAAGAAGAGAAGCAGAAGTCTATGGTAGAACAGGTAAACGGATTTATGAAACATTGAAAGGGGAATAACGTGGGAAAATGTGAACATTGTGGTCAAGAAATAAAAAAGACTATTATAAAAGGATTAAAAAATTTGGAAATATTTTATAAATTAATAAAAAACCAGTTTGTTTACGGAGGTCAGAAATATGCACAAACAGAAACTAAAGAAGCCACAGATGTTCTTTTTGATGATTTTGGTAAAGGTTGGCTTTTAGGAACTATAGCTAAATATATAAAAAGATATTCTAATTTAGCTAGAGAACGTGATTTGCTAAAAATCGCCACTTACATGTTTATATTATGGCTTAAACGAGGTTTTCATTTAAAGAAAAAAGGTAGTTATGATGTAATTAATACTACAGTTAAAGCTAAAACAAAATTTTTTCCTGTATTTGTTGATACTGTAAATGAATATTTAAATAATCATGTTATAATAACAGAGAAACCTTTAGATAGAATTTATGAATTACTTAAAGAAGCTAATGAGACTATATTTATATTACTTAAAGAAGAAAAACTTTTAGAAATTTTTTATTTAGCATATTATATTTGGAATAAAGAAATTAAAGAAAAAGGTAAGGATGAGGATGTTTTTAATGAGACTAAAACAAAGGAGAAGGTAAAATGACCGACAGGGAAGTTTTGGGCTGGTGTTTATATTGTAAATCGGAAATTTATGTGGGTAATAAATATGTAGTTAATGAAAATGGTGATTATCTTCATCTTGAATGTTTTAGATTAATTGAAGATAATGCCGATTATTTTGCGAGGTAAAAAATGAGCAATAAAATTAATATTTCTATTATAGTTCGAGCTAATGAAAATAATAGCCAAGAAGCTTTTGATAAAGCGGTTAATCGTTTTAAAAAAGCAGTGGCTAAAGATGGGATTTTGAGAGAATATAAAGATAGAAGGCACTATATCAAACCAAGTGCTATAAGACATCAGAAAGCTCAAGAATTAAAAAGAAAGAAGAAGGATTAATGAATAAAGTATATAATATAAATAAAATCTTTTTAAAAAAAGAGTATATAAAAAAACAAAAATCACAAATACAAATAGCTAAAGAAATTGGATGTTCTCGTGGTTTGCTTTATTTATTATTTAAAAAATATAAAATTAAATGTAGACCATTATCAGAAACAAATAAAGGAATTAAAAACGGAATGTTTGGTAAACATCATACAACAACATCCAAAGATAAAATGAGAAAAAAACTTAGAGGTATAAACGCTCCTAATTATATTGATGGTAGAAGTTCAAAAATTTATTATTGTATAGATTGTAATAAAAAAATAAGTAATTATCAACATGTTAGATGCCCTAATTGTGCTTGTAAAGGAAGGCGAAATGGGATGTTTGGACAAATATCTCCTCATGGAAAGAAAATATTATATAATAATATTTGGATGCGTTCTACTTGGGAATATAAATATGCACAATTTTTAGATTTAAATAGTATAAAATGGTTATATGAATCTAAAAGATTTTATTTCAAAGAAACATCATATTTACCAGACTTCTATATTCCTGAATGGGATTTATACATTGAGATTAAAGGATATTGGAGAGATAAATCAAGAAAAAGATTTAATTTATTTAAAAAGTATTATCCAAAAGAGAATATAAAACTATTAATGCAGAAAGATTTACAAGAAATGGGAATAATACAATGAATAAGGTCATTTTAATAGACTGGGGAATGGTTTTGCACATAGCTTGTTATGCTTCTATAATTAACAAAGCTGTTCCACCTACTTATACTGCATGTGTAATGATGCTTTCTTATTTAAGAAAAATAGGAGTTGATGAAAACGATACTATTATAATATGTGTAGATGGGAGAAATAGCTGGAGAAAAGATTATGAAAAAACATATAAAGCAAATAGAAATGAACAACGAGCAAAATCAGGGCTTGATTGGGATACTTTATTTAAACAATTTAACGAACTCTTATTACAATTAGATAAAGCAACAGATTTTCATATTATACAATTAGATAGAATGGAAGCAGATGATATTATGGCTGTAGCTTGTAGATATTTTAAAGATAGAGAAGTAATATTAGCAACTTTTGATTCAGATTTAGAACAAATGTGGAATTATCCAAATGTAAAAATATTTACTCCAAAAATAAAATATAAATCAAAAAAAGGGTCATATAAAATTAGACCTGAAAACTTTAATGTAGACCTTTTACTTGCTAAAAAAATTAATAAAGAAACTGCTGATAATTTAGTTAATGAAATTTTAACAGAAGAAGATTATGAAAATAGAATGTTATGTGTTAATTTACTTACGCTTCCTAAATTTATAGAAGAACCTATATTAGAACAATTAAAAAATCTCCCAATCAAGGGGCAAGATTTGCAATGGCTTCCTTTTCAAACAAGTATTGTTCCTAAATTAGAAACACTTTATACAGACCACAGTAAAGTAATTAAATATGAAGATGTAGTTAAATATCAAGAGAAGAAAGCATTAAGAAAAAAGAAAAAGAAGGAATCTAAAAGGAGGTAATATGTCTTATTTAGTAATATTAGCAATTGGAGTAGTTATCGGATTTGCTGGATGCTTTTATTTAGTAAGAAACTACTATATTAAAGTAAGAAAAGGATAAATTATGACTATAATGAACAGTATAATGATAATTCTTATAATTGGTAATATAATTATGGGAGCGATAAAACCAAATAAAGTTGGGCATGTTTTAGGATGGGTTTTGGCTTTAATATATTATATAGAATATTGTATTAAATAAATTTCAACATAAAAAAGGAGAAATAAAATGAAATATTTAAAAGCAAAGGCAGTTAAAGAAGCAGTTAAAGCGAATAATAAACAAATAGCTAAAGATGCATTATTAGCTATTGATAATAGAATCGCAGAGTTTATAGCACAATTATGTGATGAAAATTTAGTAGGGAAAGTAAAAAGAGTTTCTGTAAAAGAAGTTAAACAGGTTCTTGGATAAAATAAATTAAAAAAACTAAAGGAGACAATAAAATGAGATTTTTATTTGCGTTTATTAAGGATGGTAATAATTTAGTAAAGATTGGTATGGATGATGGTAAAGAAAGATGGATGACAACTTCTTCAGCAGTTTATGGATTTGCTAAGAAAGCATTAAAAGGAACTGATAAAACCACAGGTTATGGTGGAGATGAAGTTAACGTTGAGTATACAGAAGAAAATGGAAAATATAATTGCACAAGAATTGAAAAAGTAGGTGGAAGTTCTACACCACAGCAAGAAGCTCCTGTAACTACTAATAATGCTGAATTTAAATGTTCTGAATGTGGTAAAGCTCTTAAAGATGGAAAATACTCCAAATGTTATTTATGTAATAAAAAGAATCCATCTAAACCTGCACAATCTTCTGCTGATGGAGAATATAAATGTATAGATTGTGGTGCAACATTAAAAGATGGGAAGTATAAGAAATGTTTTACTTGTAATCAGAAAAATCCTGTTAAAAATGCAACAGGAACAAAGGCATATACAAAATCGCCAGAAGAATCAGAGAAAATAAAAAGATTATCTATTTTATCTTCAGTATGCAGAGCAACTTCAGCACTCGCTGGTTTAGTAGATATAAATAATATAGGAGAGATTATAGAAAGTCTTTACGATAGACTCTATAAGAAAATTAGTGGATAAGAGAAAGGAGAAATAATGTCTAAAAAGAGAAAAAAATCTAAAAAAAAGTTTACAGGCGATATAGATGTAGACCAAATTCTTTTAAAACATAGACAATTATTTTTATTTGATGTAATAGATGATAAATTAGCAAATAGAATAAATAAAGAATTATTTGCTTTAGATAAAGTTAGTCGTAAACCCATCGTGCTTAGAATAAATTCAGGTGGTGGTAGTTTACCTGCTGGTTTTTCTATTATTGATACTATGAAAACTCTTCATTGCCCTGTAATTACTGTAGTAACAGGATATGCGTGTAGTATGGCTGGTATAATTGCAGTAGCAGGAGACCAAAGAGTTATGTTTAAACATGCTATTTGGATGGCACATGATGTTTCAACTTATACCTGTGATTATGTTACCAAAATGCTTGATTATGCTGAATTTTTAAAACAATCTCAAAAAAGATTATTTGAATTTCTTGGTAAACATACAAAATTAAGCCAAGCAGAATTAACCAAAGCGAGGAATGGTGAACTTTGGCTAATGGCAGAACAAGCTAAACAAAAAGGGGTATGTGATATAGTTGTAAAATAGGAGAAATTATGAGAGACCCAAAAAGAATTGAAAGATTAATTGATTTGATAGATGTAATTTGGAGTAAAAATCCTGACCTTAGATTAACTCAAATAATTGGCAATTGTTATTCTTGTCAAGATGATACTTATTATATAGAAGATGACGAACTTGAGAAAAGATTAAAGGAGAAATATTTATGATTATTTCTGTAGCCTCGTTAACTTTGCGTTTTTACGAAAGAGATGGATGGGATTTCGCAAAAGTAAGAAAGCTTTTAGTTAATCCTGAAATGGAAATTAGCTGGAGAGAAGGTAATAAATCATTAAAAATTTCGGGTTATTATGCAGTATATGAAGAGAGTGGTCAGAAAATATTTAAGAAAAGTGAGATAGATAAACATGAATTTAATGATAGCGTAAACTTCGGTGGAGTAGATTGGTATCTAAATAAGGAGAAATAATGTTTAAATGCCCCAAAGATTTGTTGATAATTGACGTTGAGACCACAGGGATAGCCCAAAATGCCTCAATAATACAGCTTGGGGCGGTTATTTTTGACAAAAGCGGTAAACAATGCAATACATCATTTAATCAATATATCATCCCTTATACCGCAAATTGGGAAGAAGAAGCTTCTAAAATTCATAAAATTACAAGACCTTTTTTAGCAAAGAATGGCGAACTGCTTGAATATGTAATAGAATCCTTTGAAGATTGGGCTACTAAAAATAGAACTTTAGATTTAGAAAAAACTTATTGGCTTGCTCAATGGAGTGGAAGTGGCTTTGACACCAATATGTTAAAAAATGCTTACGCAATATTAAATAAAAAATACCCTTTTCATTACAGAACAATAGATATAAGCAGTATTGTAAGATTTGAATTAGCTAATAGAGGAAAATTAAATGTTAAATGCGGAGAAAAAGAATGTGCAGAAGCATTGGGTATTGAGGTAATAGATACTAAATTACATGACGGGCTTTACGATGCTCAACTATCAGGGCAGATGCTTGAAAAATTAGTAAGGGAGGCATAGTAATGAAGAAAAAAATAAATAACCTATTAATAACAATGCTTATAGGTTTAATGATATTAGGTATTTGTTCTAATGCTTTCATTAATTCAAGAACTACTCAATTAGTTAATGAAATAAAAGGAATAACAGGGGGGTTACTTACTGTTAATCGAATAGCATTTTCCCAATTAGGTTATTTATCAAGTAAACTTCATAGACCAAAATTTAATGAATTATTAGAAGGCACTGTTGTAATTTATAATGAAGGTTCTATGGCTAGTGGAGTATGTATAAAGGAAGATGAAAATTATTATTATATACTTACAGTTGCCCATATAATAGATAAAAGTAATAGACCTCCTAATTTAATTGTAGCTCCTGAATCTAATTTAGGTTATGCTGTAAATTTAAAAACTATAAATAGATTTTTGAGAAACACTTCAAATAAAATAATGTTCCCTGCATTACATTTAGTAAATATTACTTTATATAATTATGATTCTCATATAGGAGAAGTAATAAAAAAAGATTCTAAAATAGATTTAGCATTAATTAGAATTGTTAAAAATGAATATAATAAAATAAGAATATTGTCTTTATCCACAATGCTTGTAAAAACAGGAGATAAAGTATTTATTTGTGGACACCCTTTAGGAATTTATTATAATATTACAGAAGGCATAATAAGTAATTTACATGATAAAACTTTTATGGTTGTAGATGCTACAATGACTTTTGGAAATAGTGGCGGTGGAGTATATAATCAATTTGGAGAATTAATAGGTATTTGTTCTAAAGTTCCTGTTTATTTTGCAGTAGAGTTAGCAGAAAGAGAGGAGCAAATAAAATGAGACGAGATGGCAAAGGAAAATTTTATAGAGAATTATTTAAAGATGGTGCATTAGATAAATCTATCCGCAGGTTGATTGATTTTTATAATGATTGGAAAAGAAAAGCTCAAATAGAGTTAGATAAACGAAAGCAATAAATATATAAGTAACCTAAAGGGGAATAGAGATGGATAATATACAGGGGTTTCCGAAGAAGAAAGAAGTAAAGAATAGGGGTAAATGTAAGTGTGTTTCTCCTGTAATATGTCAAAATGGTGCTCAGCCTGGATATGAAAGATTATTCTGTAATCGGTGTGGGAAAGAACCAAGAAAAGAACTATCAGGAGAAGATGAAATAAGAAACATAGCCATAGACGAGTGCAAGTCAGCAGTAATGAAGATGTTGGATAAGGAGAAGATAGAGGAGATAGCATTAAAGCACTCTAACTTATTTAAAGATAATAGAAATCTAACTTATGAGAAAATAATACATTTCTTAAAAAACAGAACTCAAGCATTTATAGATTATATGAAGGGGGGAGTATGAAAGAACTTACAGTTAGAGAAGCAACAAATATCATAAAGAAAGATATGGAGGCGATTTATAATCCTCGCATATTAGAGCAGATATTAAATATTTTGGGGCATGAGGATAAAGTATTTGAAAAGCATAAATGCTGTGGTAGTAAAGATTATAATAGGCATAAATGCTGGTGCATAAATGGGGAGTAGATTATATGAAGGGGGGAGTATGATACAGGGGTTTCCGAAGAAGAGAAATTGTCATAAGACATATACTGTTTGTTGTGGAGGGTGCTTAGTAGACAGAACCATTAACGAGTGTTCATTAGCAGTAATGAAGCTGTTGGATAAGGAGAAGATAGGTGATATTTTGGTTAAGGTTAAAGGGTGTAAGGTTAGTAAAGAAGATTGTGTATTTAATAAATGTAATAAGTGGGGAGAATGTAAGTTGTTAGTTGAAGCAATAGTAGATTATATGAAGGAGGGAGTAGATGATGAAAACAGCAAGAGAGATATTGAATAAATTAGGGGGTTATGATTGGGATGTTGACGAAGCCCTTAGAGACCTTGACGCATTAGTGCCAAAGAAGATAGAAGATAAGGATATGCCTGAACATGAAAATAAACATTTGTTTGACCTATATAAAAATGGATATAATTACATTATAGATAAGATGCATAAAATATTTAAAGGAGGAAGATAAAATGGATATTAAAACAGCCATAAACATAGCAAAAACAATAATTGGAATTTATGAAAAAAGAGGTGGTGGATATTCACAGAAAGAAGCCATTCAAACCCTTATAGACATAGCCACCCAATATGATGAGATATAAAAGCAGTAGAGATATAATATGTAGTCATTGTGGAAAAGATTTAAACTCATGCTGTTGTTGTTCGCAAGACAGGGAAGAAAGAGATATTGCGTGTGCTTGTTGCGGTAAAGACTTAAAAGTATGTTGTTGTTCATCACATTAAAGACAGATTTAACCCAAAAGGGGAGTAGAGGGGAAATGAAAATTATTACTGATTTAAAATATTTAAGACAAAAAAGCGAACCTATTATAGCAGAAGAATTAGTTAATGTAAAATTAAATGGTTCAGAAGTAGATAATATTATTAAAGATTTAGAAGATAGTTTAGATTTAGATAGGGGAATAGGACTTGCTAGTATACAAATAGGAATACCAAAACAAGTAGCAATAATCCGTATGCCAAAGCTTAAATTAAATTTAATTAATCCTATTCTTTTAGAGAAATTTGACAGATTTAGATTCAAAGCAGAAAAATGTTTAAGCTTGCCAGGTTTAGCTATAGATACTTCGAGATATTTAGATATAGTGATTAAAAATGGAGATGGAAGAACATTATCGTTTACTGGATTAGAAGCTATTTGCGTGCAACACGAATTAAATCATATGGCTGGGAAATTAATTATAGATAAAGGAATAAAGTGGAGAAAAAGACGATGAAAAACTTAATAAGAGAAGTTAAAACAGAAATTATAAAAAAACTTAAATCCTATATTGGAAAAGAATGGATTGCTATTCATAAAAACACTGCTAAACATATAATTAAAATTTTGGAAGGGTTAAAATGAATTATTTTTTTACTTCGGATACTCACTATGGGCATTGGAGAATCTGTCAGTATTGTAATAGACCTTTCTCATCTTTGGAAGAAATGGATAGAACTATAATAAGAAAATTTAATGAAAGAGTAAAAGAAGATGACATTTGTTTTATGCTTGGTGATTTTTGCTTTAAGCGAAGTTCAGAGGCAAAAGAAAGTGAGAAAAATGCTTTTGAATATTATAGGAATCAATTAAATTGTAAAAATATTATTTTTATAAAAGGTAATCATGACCGAAATAATTCAACAAAAACAATTATAGAGAGATTAATAATTAATTATGGGGGTTATAGAATAAATTTAACACATAATCCAGAACATGCGGATTTAAATTTTCCTATAAATTTTACAGGGCATTGTCATAATGCTTGGCAGGTTAAAAGAATCTATGATAAAAATCGTTATAATTTTACCGACTGCCTGAATACAGGCGTGGATATATGGAACTTCTATCCTTGCAACTTTGAAGAATTAATGAAACGATACTATCAATGGTTAAAAAAGGAGAAATAAAATGTCAATCCACAAATCTCTTAAATCATATCCTTTTAAAAATAGACATAGAAGTGTTAGAAAACGTTGGGAACGCATGAGAAGTCTTATGTTACAAAGAAAATGGGATAAAGAACATGATAGTGTTTTTGCATTACCTAAAGAAATAAGATTAAAAAAGAAAGTTAAAAAAGATAAAAAAGAAGAAGAGAAGAAAATAATATAGGAGATTAATATGGAAACTTATGAAATAGAAATTTTACCAATCCAACAAGCAGATAAATTAATACCTATTTCTATATTAGTAAAAGTCTATAAAATTAATATTGATGAAGAATCTGAAAAGAAAACGAAAGAATTAGACAAAACAATAGAATTTTTTCCTAAAAAATATAGAAAGAAGAGATATGCTAAAAAAGACTAATTTTTTTAAAGATTTATTAGAATTACCTATAGCAATGTATTATATGTTATTTAAATCATGTATGTCTTCTATGTTATGGGGAATGATAATAGCGATGTTAATAGTGTTTGGATATATGGTAATAATAGGATAAGGAGAAATAAAATGAATTATAACTTATTATTTTTTATATCGGGAACATTATGGGCAATTGAACTTTTACCACAATTGTATCGAACTTATAAAACAAAAAGTGTAGGGGATATTCATTTCTTTTTTCCTCTTATTTGTTTTGTTTCTTTTTTAATATTTCTTACAGCATGTATAGGTATTAAAAATTGGGTATTATTTTTATCTCATTTAGTGCCTTTTGTTTGTAATGTAACTTGGTTGGTTTTAGTAATAATCTATAGGAGGAAACAATGAATAAATTTACAAAGAAATTGAAAAAAGCAATGCGAACACCAGCTTTAATTAGTTATAAACAAATGAAAAAGAACTGGGCTAAAGAAAGAAAGTGGGATAAAAAACATCCTATTTTAGCATATTTACGAAATTTAAAATATGTTCCTTATAGAGTAAATAGTGTTAGACGAGATTCAATATTGTATATTAAAAGCTTTATTCAAAGAGGAAAGAGAGGATGGTCAAATAGAGATGTTTGGTCATTAGATTATTATCTTGCTAATACTATTCATAAGACTGTTCTGCATTTAAAAAAACACAATAACTGTTTTCCAGCTAATTTAACCGAAGGAAAATGGGTGGATATTCTTAATACAATTTCAGACACTTTTTATTATGCTAAAAGAATTTCAGAGGGAAGGTTATGTTTAATAAGAAGCGAAAGAAAAAGAAAGAAAACGCAGAAATCTTTAGCTAAAATTAATAAAGAACATAAGGGTTATAATAGATGCATGACTGATAAAGAAATAGAGAGATACGATTTGGGATGGGAGTTGTTAAAAAAATATTTCTCTTCGCTCTGGGATTAATTATGATAACATTTAGAGAATGGTATAAAAATTTAGATAAGAAAATAAAACAGAATTTACTTGATGATATTACTAAATTGGTAATGGATTTATATGTATATTTCAACTGCCCTAAATGTAAACGTAAATTGCCTAATGAATTGTTTTTTACAGAAAATGGTTGTCGTTGGTGCGACTTAAAGTATCATAAGTCTTTAAAAACTAACAAGTTACGAAATAAAATATTTTAGCATTTACCCTTGACACTGCCACATTTATGTGGTATACTTGTAGTAGAGAGGAGTTTAATATAATGAAAAATTCAGAGATTATAAAAAGAATAATAGAAAAAGCAAAAAAGAATGGTTATGAAATTAAATGGGGAGATTTAGAAATAGCTATAAATGCTCCAAGCATTACTGTTTTTGAATTAGGAAAGGTTTTTAGAGGAGAGGGATTTGGTAAATATCATGACCAATATACTGTTTGGTTTTCTTATTATGATTTGATATTTGACCATTCTTTTGCTCAGAAATTTTGGGGAGATACAGAGAAATGCAAAATAAAAGATTGTGAATGTGATGGCGAGGCTATTATAGCAGAAGCATGGAAACACCACTTAGAATTTATGGTCTTAGAATCAGAACCACTTAAATATTTGGAGAAATTTCTATGAAAAGCCCAAAATTAAGAATAAAAAAGAAAGCACGTCTAAAAGAATTGCGTAAATTTAAATTAGATATTAAAGAGATAGTGCACGATTGTCTTTTAGATATTGAGGGTTATATTGTAACCGATATTCTTAATCATTTAAAGAAAAAAGGAATTTTATATGCGAAAAACACGCAGAAAGATAAAAAGAAGAAGAAAAGGCAAATCTAAGCCTAAACATAGAAAAAGTCCATTACAGAGGCATTTAACAGCACCTATTACTACTAAATGGACTAAGTTGACCACATATTGTTTAATAGTATTTGAATTTGTGTTTATTGTGTGGTGGTTGCAAGATTTACTTCTTAATTTTGATGAAATTATAACAAAGTTAAAAGGTTTGGTAAGCATTGGAGGATAAAATGGCTCATAAAAAATGTTTAAAAAAAGTTACTTGGTGTGATTGTATTAAAGATGATATAGAAGATTTGAGAAAGTTAAATAATTGGGAAGAAGAATTTGAAACAGATTCTTATTTAGATATATACGAAGGTAAATTTAATATTTGTGGCATGCAAAATTTAGAAAATTTAATAGAAAAATATTTTAAAATGAGATGGAAAG